GGACGGAATTCCGCGAGACGACGGAAGATTTTAATCTATGGTTAGAAGAATTCACTCAAAAGTACCCGTGGTACCTAGGTTCTTTACGCCTGCAAAACAGTGATGACTTCCAAGTGTTCACTACATTATCGACTGGACCTAATGGTCCAGCGGTTAGTAATGCGCACCTAGATGCCAAAGCTGTTGTAGCTGATCCAGTCTTGTACTCTGCCATCGAAAGACTCAACAGTGCCCTAGGGCAAAGTTGGATCACTCGATGGATGGAGAACATGGCTGAGACAGTTACTGGTGAAAACAAATGGATTACAGGTAGGTTAGGCTTTATAGCTGAACCTGCAGGTAAAACAAGAGTATTCGCCATTGCAGATTATTGGAGTCAAACTTCATTAAAGGTTATACAGAATTCACTGTACAACACTTTAAAAGCTATAAGTACTGACTGCACTGCTGATCAGGATAAGGGGTTCAAATCCCTACTCCTGGACAGCACAGGCAAATGTACATATTGTTTTGACCTAACATCAGCTTCAGACCGTATACCTGCTTCCACACAGGTACACAGACTGAGATTGATGGGAGGTAACAATTTAGCTGAAGCTTGGTTCCAAGTAATGACGGATCGGGACTTCCTTATCAAAGCCACAGGGAAAAGTGTGAGATGGTCGGTAGGTCAGCCTTTAGGCTTACTATCGTCCTTCCCATCCTTTTCACTATGGCACCATGACATCGTCCAGTTTTCCTATCATCGTTGTAGGAAGAGAAAGAACCAACTTAGTTCTCTCAAATTCTTCAAAGATTATAGGATACTTGGTGATGATCTGGTTATATTTGATAAAGAAGTCGCTGATGAATACCAGTATCTGATAAAGGATGTTTATGGAATTTCAATAAACATGTCTAAATCAGTGATTGGTGATTCAAAGAACAGCCAAATAGAGTTTACCAAAAGGTTTGCTCTAAAAGGCAAGGAATATAGCTCAATAAAACATAATATACTAACCAAGAATAGCATGCAAAGCATGTTAGACTTAGTTGATATACTATATCTTAGAGAGTTTGTTTCCTCAGATACAGGCCGTTATGGTTTGTATCCGTTCTTGAGTTCAAAAGAACAGACCATATTTTCTTTCATGGTTTGGGTAAGATCTGACTGTGAGGCGCCCTTTGAAGGGTTAACCCCACCTTGTCTGATTCCCCGAGAGGACTTCAACAACTTATTGAAGACCAAACGGGTCCAAAACCTTATGGAGAAAACAAGCTTAATTGATAAATATCTACTAGAGGCTAAGCCTCTAAGTGAATATTATCAAAAAGCGTCGGTACCCTATAACGAAAGGGCCCTTGGTCTAAAGGGACGTAAAAAGTCCAAGAAAGGACTTAAAATGTCACCTTTAGAGCTTCACCCACTAGTGTGGGCTATAAATCAAACCGGCTTAGACCTTAGCATTGCGCTATCGACTATCTGGGATGAACAGTGCCCAGATGTGGCTCCTGTTGAGTATTTGCCAATTGTAAGTTCACGAAGTTATTTTAGTACTCCTAGGAAAGCGAGTACAGAATTTCTAAGTAAACTTATTCTCGACGTATTCAAGGAGTTGAGCGATTAAACCCAACATTTGAATATACTCCTCAATCTAAAGGACTTGAACAGGGATAGAATATGTTTAAGTCATACCAAGTATGAGCTATAGAAGCGAGAATCCCTTAGGGGAT